TAACGGGGATGGAAGAGAAGTTTTTGTTCATGGGTATGTCCTTTTAATGAAGTATGGTTATGGGGGGAGTGAGTCTACTTGATACTCACAAAGGGGGTTGCTCCGCTGCTGACCTGCGGCATCTTGCCGTCCCAGCGTTCTGTGGATTTATAGCGGATGAGGTTGTCCGTCAGGGATTCGGACAGCATCTTGTTGGCGCGGGCCTGGGCTTCAGCGCGGATGGCAATGGCCTTAGCCTCGCCTTCCGCATTGGCAATGCGAGCTTTGGCTTCACCTTCCGCTGCGGCAACTTTCTTTTCGGCTTCGGCGCGGGCTTCACGCAGCTCATTTTCACGCTGCTGCGCCCGCTGCGTTGCTTCAATTTTACTGTTGATGGATTTGATGACATTCGGCGGAAGGCGCAGGTCTCCCACAAAGGACACGTAATCAATAACGATTCCGACATCCTTCATTTTTGCAGAGACACTTTGCTTCACACTTTCGATGAGGTCAGACTTTCCCTCACCGTAGATCGACTCTACTCCCCGTGTGGAAGCCGCCTGTACCAGGGCGTCTCGCACCACGTTCCGCAGATAGATATTGGTGATTTCATCCACCCCCTTGCGATAACGCTGAAACAGTGCGGATACCTTATCGGGGTTGATGGTATAAGACAGGCTCACATCAGCGTTGACGCTCAGTCCCTCCTTGGTCTGGAAAGTGAAACTGTCATCATTGGCGGAACCCTCCGTATGGGATGCGGTCCAGACCACCGTCTGCTGGAAGGTGGGAAACTTGTACAAGTCCTCGTTCCAGCCTATCCAGTACCGGCCCACGCCCAGGACTTCCGAGTCCACTCCCTTGGAACCGCCGAGAAGATAGACCTTCACGCCCACATAACCGGCCTCGACCTTGGAGCAGCCCGTGGAGAGGAAGGGCAGAATGATGATGAGCAGCGTGGGAAGGAAGAGCTTAATCCATTTCATGGTCATATCCTTTTTTCTCATAATGTTCATGATGATTGACGATAAACCTGACACGCCGATAGACGTGGACAAGGAGCACGGGAACGAGGAACAGCATGAGGCATCCCAAACCGGACAGGAACCAGTCCGGCTGAGAGATAAGATAGGGAGTCACCTGCCCTACCCCAACCACAAGAAGGAAGATGTAGAGCAGAAACTCCACATAGTATTTGATGTACATACTGACCTCTGTTAATGTGTTTCCGCCCAATTTTTGCCGATCTTGTATTCACCTGTAGTAGGACAACGCATGCCGAAGTGATGGCCTGCGATTTCTATGGCTTCAACAAAGAGTTGCCCCAAGGCGTCCGCCATATGAAGCGGGCATTGGAGCTGGGCCTCGTCGTGGACGTGTAAGACTTGAGTGTAGTCCACCCCGATCTTCCAGCCATAACGGCGTTCCGCTTCCTGGTGGAAGACGATGGTGGCAAACTTAACGAGTATGGCACCCGCTGATTGCAGCAAGGTGTTCAGCGCGGAATGCGAAGAACGGACATGCAGCTTGCGCTTGTCAATGCCATAGAGGAACGGACGCTTCTTGACGGCATTCTGAACGTCATCAATGAGCGCCTTGATGGCCGGGATGGCTGTGAAGAACTTGGCCTTGAGCCGTTTTCCGATCTGCGCCTGGCGCGCCGGGGAAGCCGTGGGGGCCACGATGGAACCGAGCTTCTGATCACCGGCTCCGTAGAGGAAAGCATCATTTGTGTTCAACGGGGTGCGTTACTTCCCGCCCGTGGTAGAACCACTGCTTATTGTCACCAATAAGATCAGACCATATCATCACCCGTTTCCGGGGCCGTGCGCTTCGGGCCACGTCTTGGCCCTACTCCCTTTCAGGATGGTCGTTGCACCTTCAGATACTTTAAAGCTGACTGGGAAACTTCGGAGTCATCATGCAGAAGACCGAGTGCTCTATTACAATTATGACATAGGAGTCCTCGAATTTTTCCACTCTCATGGTCGTGGTCCACAACAAGTTTTACTTTATGTCTGGAAGTATCCATGAGAAAACCTTCCCCTCCACATATGGCACATTTATTGCCTTGCTCTTTTAAGATACGCTCATATTCTTTGAGAGTTATTCCGTATACCCTCTGAAGATATTTTGTTGTATGCGCTCTGTCAGCACATTCTTGTGAGCAATACAGATGTGACGGTGCCGATGGGGTAAATTTTCCACCACATTCTCGACAGATTTTATCTTTGAATCTGCCTTGTGGATATTTGTCAGGAGAGGCGGTTTGCTGGGTTTGCAATCTATTACCATTAACATATAGCATATCGCCTCCGGGTATCTGCTTGGCTCAGGATTATCTCTCATTCCTGAGAGATTTCCCCTGAGTTCACACGGTTTTAATCGAGGGGTTTCCCCCAAGTCATCCTAGCTGTTAAGATGAAGGTCTTGGCGTTATCTCTGGTTTCCAGCTCGGCTGCCTTCTGGTTGGCGGTATGGATGTCGCCTTCCAGAAGCACCTTGGCATACCTGCCGCCATCATAGCGGCCCATGAAGGACGCCAGCATGCGCAGCTCAAGGCCGGAAGCGTCCGCCCCCACCTGAACCCATTCCGGCTTGTCCGGGTCGGCTATGAACAGGCTGCGGCACTGGCTGCCGTAGGTTCCGTGCGCCGGAATCTGGGCAAGGTTCGGGCTGTTGTGAGTGCAGCGTCCGGTCACGGCTCCGCAGGTGATGACCCGGCCATGAATCCGTCCGTTTCCATCCACAAGCCGAAGCCATCCGGCCTTGCCTTCAGAGAGCATCCCGATGATTTTGGTGGTTTCGAGATACTCTCCCAACGGCTTGCAGGCCGGAAAGTCCAGTGAAGCCAAGATATCCCCGTCAACCTTAGGCAGGCCGGTCTCCGTAAATTCCGAAGGCTGCCAGCCATAGGTTTCCTTGAGGCGTTCCGCAATCATTTCCCGGCTGTTGGGGTTGAACTCAATGACGTGCTTCTTGATGAAGGGCACGTCTTTCACATACCCTCTGGTCTTGTTGCTGCGCTTGGGGATGAAGACTTCCTCTTCAATCTTGTCAGGGAAGATCGTTCGAAGGTGTGCCTTGAGTTCTTCCCTCTTGTCGCAAAGCTCAATGTACAGGCGGACAGCGGCCTTTTCGTCAAAGGGCACCCCGGCCTGCTCCTGACTGAAGATGATCTCCTGGAAGTCATGCTCAAGGGCGAGAGCTTCAGGACTGTAGTTCTGAGCCAGGATGTGCTGATACAGCTTGAACAGGACAGCAACATCCTGCTCGCAGTAGATCTGCATTTCCTGCGACCATTCAGCCCAGGCGTTTTCCGTGGTCTTTCCGTAGTCTCCCTTGTGTTCCCCAAGCCTGTAACCCCATGCCTCAAGGCTGTGCTTTCCGCAAAGTTTTGACGGGAAAGGGCTGACAGGCGCTTTCTTTCGCCGGGCTTCGGCCCTCAGCCTGTCGAAGTCGAGGTCTTTCAGATTGGTCCAGATCAAGCGGGAGGCCGTGAGGGTGTCGAAAAGGCGGTGGAGGCGAACGTCTGGGTAGAATCTGGCAAGCGCCGGTTTGTCGTAGCAAAGCCCGTTGTGCGCCACCAGCAGAGGGGCTGAAGCCAGCAGGGTCAAACCTTCAGCTATCCTGTCAGGGCCGAAGGAGTACAGTCTGCCGCTGGGGTATTCCATAGCGCAAAGGCAATGCACCTTTGTGACGGAGTCCAGCAGGCCATCTGTTTCAATGTCAAAGAGCAGGGCCGGTGTTTCGGGCGTGGGTATCCAGGAAGAGTCGAACCACGGGTATGGTTCACGGTTCAGAGACACCACTGCCATAGCGGACATATCCTTGTTTCATAGTGAGTTGGCCCTTGTTGTAGAGTTTTGTGATGAGCTTCTGTCCCGCAGGGAGCACCCTGATAGCGCGCCCGCTGACTTCAAAATGGCAGAGGCAGTAACGAGGGTGGGGCTGGAGTTGATCTTTGCGGACATCCCAATAAAGGACACCAGCATCGACAAGGCCGCCCTTGGCCCTGGCGGGACTGACGCCGCTCAGGGAGCGGAAGAAGTTGGTAAGAGACGGATGAGACACTTTCATTCTCAGAATTCCTCTTCTTTGCTGCTTTCCTCTTTCTGCTCAGGACTACCAAAGCCATACTCATCAGCATCAGATGGAAGCAGACGCCCTGTTTCACTGTTATAGGCAACGCTTCCGGCAGGCCCTACTTCACCTATGGGCCTGTTTTTCAGAACCCGGATGCGGGAGACATCGGGCAGATTGCCTTGCTGGTCTCGCTCAAGGGCAATGACCACATCACTCACCTGCTCCAGGGAACCGGAACCACGGAGATCAGTCAGGCTTACCTGTCGGCCTTCGTTAAAGGATTTACCCTTGTCCGGACGTTTGAGGTGGACCACTGCAAGGACCATGACGCCGGTTTCCTCAATGAGGGACCGCAATTTAGTCATGAGCTTGTCGATGGTCTTACGTTCGGATTCTCCCCCGACTTCATCCAATGCAGAAACCACAATGGAGATGTGGTCGAGCACGATCACCTTGCAGCCCAGACCAACCACCATGTAGCGGAGTTTTGAGAGCAAGGTGTCAATATTGGATGAACCGAAGTGGTCATAGGCATACCACCTATCGTCGCCGGTAATGGCTTCAAAGGCTGCCCGCAGTTCTTCTTCCGACAGAGCCTTGTGGACTTCCGGCAAATGCAGAGGTTTATTCAGATGGATGCCGAGATACCGGCGCAGGTTCCGGGAGGTGGACTCTTCCAACGCCATGACGCCGAGAGGAAGGCCGTGCGTCATCTTGAGATGGTAGGCGATCTCGTTGACGATGGTGCTTTTGCCGATGCCCGATCCAGCCGTGAAGAGGTAAAGCTCGCCACGGCGCAAACCATGCAGTCGCTCATTAAGCAGGGGATACGGAATTTCAAATCCCATAGGCGGGGTCTGGCGTACCTTGTCCCACAGGTCTTTGCCGGACACGATGCCGTCAGGTCTGTACGGACGGGCATCCCACAGGGCGCTGAGAAGCTGCTTCGACTTTCCTTCACTGAGGCAGGCGTTGGCATCCTTTTCAGGGAGCATGGCGATCCTGGCCTTGCCTGGCGTGAGCAGCAGAGCGCAGTTCTGCGCCGCTGTCTGTCCCGGTTCATCCATATCAAAGGCGAAGACAACCTCATCAAAGCTCTCAAGCCATTCCAGGGAGTTGCGGACGGCCTTGACCGCGTGATCCGCCCCGTTGGGCAGGGAAACCACAGGCCATTTGTTGTCCTGCAACATGGAGATCGTGAGGCAGTCAATCTCTCCTTCGGTAATGACCACCTTTCTGCCGCCGCTGCGCCAGAGGCGCTGCCCGAAGAGAACGGCCTTTTTCATATCTCCCAGCCACCTGAACTCCTTGCCTTCCATACGGATATGCTGGGCCACGAGAGTTCCCTTGGCATCATGGTAGTTAGCCACATGGCACCACTCGCGCTTCTTGCCGAATCTGCCTATGCCGTAGTTGAACTTCTTACAGGTCTCTCCATCAATCCCCCGCGCTTTCAGGGGAATGATCTCGAAATCTACGGGTTCAAATGAAGGCTTCTCTTTCAGCTCCGGGACTTGATGTTCTTCCCCGGACGGGGCTTGGTAATATCCGCAGGCATTGCAGTAACCATGTCCATCGGAATACCTGGCAAGGTTGTTGCCGGAAGCGTCGTAGCCTTTGGCCCGACATGCCGGGCACGGTTCATGCTGTACAAAGGAAGATTCAGAGAATTGCGTCATCTTTCCCTCTGCCCTCCTTTCACGATAGGGAAGAGAAGAGGTTGTCAAATGCTTCTCTCTGCTCTTTGCCGGGTTTATGGGTAAGCCATGTGGTGGGGATGGACGGGCCTTTGCAGCACGGAAACCCGTACTGCCTGCACCAGTCGCCCACGGTCAGGGCCTTGGTGACTCTGGCGGACAGGGACATGAAGATCATCCGTATGTCGAGGCATGGATACTGTGCCTTGATCAGCAGCATCTTGTCCCTGTCGGCCTTGGTGAAACGCCCCTTGGCTTCAATGACAATGGCTTGTTCCGGCAGCAGCCAGTCCGGTGTGTAACGTCTGCGAACCTCAACCTTGTAGGGGATGGCCCCCGCCTCATAGCGGGCGCAGCCTTCGGGAAAGCTGGCATGGACATCAGCCTCGAACTGGCTGCGGAAGCCGGTGCTGAGCCGCAGGGCAGCCCAGCTTTTATATTGCCGAATGCGATACCCGCCGCTGGAAACGCCCATGACTAGAAAGGCACCTCATCGGGACTGACGGCATCCTTGCCATCAATATCCGTGGAGGTATCCGCCTGCTCATCCTCGACCAGGGAAGCGGCCATGAAGCCGTCCTCACCCTCTTCGGCGGCAAAGCCGTAATCAGAGGCAGAGCGTTCACCAGCGGCGTTCAGCTTGAGAATCTGCACAGCGTTCAGATAGAAGGAGACGCCCGCCTTGCCGG